GGAAGCCCTGACTCTTCCGGGATTTGTTTCCCCCCAAAAGCACTCAAAGGGCTTAAATACGCCTCCAAACGCCTCTGTAAGCCACGACAATGATTGAACCCATACAGAATGACCTAAATCAGCCTATTGATTCGACCTGTGGCACGCCCGTTTTAATGGGTATTTCCACGCCTAGAATCCACACGCCGCTAAACGATCTACCTTCACGGGGTGGCGAACTGATTGATTTAGCAGCTGATTTAGGCATTGAACTCATGGAATGGCAGAAATTTGCGCTCATAAATACCCACAAAATCAAGCCTGACGGTCGTTGGGCGTCTCCAATCAACTGCATTGTTGTAGCCCGCCAAAATGGCAAGTCATTTTTACAGCAAATCAGGATTTTGGGCGGTTTGTTCTTATGGGACGAACAATTGCAGATCGGGTCGGCGCACCGCCTGTCAACATCGCTTGAACAGTTTCGGGCAATGGTTCAAATCATTGAAGCCAATGATTCACTGGCAAAACAGGTCAAGAAAATCCGCTGGCAACACGGCGGTGAGGAAATCGAGACCATGAAGGGCACGCGGTTTATTGTGCGTGCTGGTGGTTCGGCTGCCCGTGGCGTTTCCCGACCGTCGACCATTCACCTAGACGAATTACGCGAAATGACCGACATCGAATCGTTTGCAAGTTTGCGCTACACCCTCATGGCGGCGAGCAATCCTCTCGTCATGGCGTACACAAACGCAGGCGACCATTCAAGCGTTGTGCTGAATGATTTTAGAAACCGCGCCCTGGCACGCATTGCGGGTGCAGATGATGAGATTGGGTACTTCGAATGGTCAGCACCGACCGACGAAATCAGCGTGGAAAACGCACGCTATTCAAATCCAGCAATGGGAATCACAATTCACCCTGACAATATCAAATCAGTTTTGAATGACCCTGCCGACGTTGTAATGACTGAAGTGTTGTGCCGTTGGGTTGTGGCGATTTCGTCAGCCGTAGACGCTACCAGTTGGGGCAATTGCATGGACAAAACAGCTGACCTTGACCCTGAAAAATTGACCTGGCTTGCCGTTGATCTTTCGCCCGACAGAAAACACGCAAGTCTCTGCGCCGCCCAAAAAATCGGGAATGAAAATTTTGTGGTCAAACTATTGCACACCTGGTCAAATGAATTGCAGTTGGACGATAGGGCAATTGCCAACGACTTGGCAGATTATGCCCGCAAGTATTTAACCGAATACGTTTTGTACAGCAGGAAAACAAGCGCGGCAGTTGCAGCACGCCTTGCACCTGCTGGAATTCCCGTATTTGACATGGACGGGTTTTACCCGCAAGCCTGCGACGAAATGTTGAGTGCGATCAACTCAGGGCGATTGAAACACCGTGGACAATCTCAGTTGACCGAAGAAATGCTTTCAGCGGTTCAATTACGACGCGGTGACGGCGGTTGGGTTATCGGTCGGCGTGCAAGTCAGGCAGTTGTTTGTGGAGCGGTGGCAACTGCCCTAGTGACACATTTTGCGACACGCCCAGAGAATGATCTTGACATCATGGTTGGCTAAACGTATAAGCCTGACACAATTCGGGCATGGCATTTACTGATCTATTTACGCGCAAGGCAACGGCTGCCGTTCCAGTCGAAGCCACAAACGTGGACGCAGCTGCTATCGCGCCTTATTACAGCGAAATCGGAAACCTATTTCTATTCGGTGGGATAGTAACTGCGTCCCGTGCCGAAGCAATGAGCGTTCCAACAGTTGCACGCGCACTTGGCATAATCCAAACAATCGCGTCGCTTCCAATGCACACACGCAACGAAGCAACAGGCGAAAAGGTTTCACAACCTCGCGTCATCAATCAACCTGACCCACGAATTCCTGGCACAACATTTTGGTCATGGATTATTTCAGATTTATTCTTTTTCCCAACCGCTTATGCGTTTGTAATGGACAGGTACGCAGACGGAAAAATTCGCGCAATGGAACGCATTGCACCTGAACGCGTAACAATTACAACCAACGGAATGGGTTATGAAATTGCTTCATACGCAATTGACGGTTCATACGTTGACCCAGCAAATCTAGTTGTTTTCAACGGCACGCAAGAAGGTTTGTTATCTCGTGCAGGTCGTACAGTAAAAGCAGCAGCGTCCCTAGAACGTGCGGCAATGAATTTTGCAAATGAACCAATTCCACAGATGGTTTTGAAATCAAACGGCACATCATTGCCAGCCGATCGCGTTTCAAAGTTGCTAACTGCCTGGAGAACTGCACGGGCTTCACGCAGCACTGCTTTTCTCAATGCTGACGTAACACTTGAAACAATTGGTTATGACCCTAAGAATTTGCAGCTAAACGAAGCACGCAATTACGTAGCCCTAGAATTATCACGCGCTTGCGGTTTGCCTGCGTACTTTACTGACTCGCAGCAATCTACATTTACATATTCAAACGCCTTAGACAAAAGGCGCGACCTGGTTGATTTTGCGTTTAGAAATTACATGTCAATTTTAGAACAGCGTTTGTCTTTTCCAGACTTCACTTCACAAGGCAATAAAGTTTTGTTTGATCTTGACGATTTCTTGCGTGGCAATCCTTACGAGCGCGCGCAGGTTTATGAAATCTTAAATCGTATCGGCGCAATGTCGATCGATGAAATACGCGAGGAAGAAGACATGCTGCTATGAAAAAAGTAATCACACCAATGACAATCACAGCGACTGATTCAAACCGTCGCACAATCACGGGTCGCATTGTTACGTTTGAAGAAACAGGCAGTGCTTCAATTGGCAAGGTGCAATTTGCTGCTGGTTCAATTGAACCAACACCAGTTTTGCTTAACCTTGAACACGATCGCACACGCAGAATTGGTTCAACCCTTTCAATGACCGCTGACGATTCAGGAATTGAAGCAGTCTTTAAGATCGTTGAGACAACCGCAGGCAACGATAGTTTGGTTGAAGCAAGCACTGGAATGAGAGATGGATTTAGTGTTGAAGTTTCATTTGACGAATACGAAACACTTAAAGACGGAACAGTCAGAATTCTTGCGGGTGAATTAACTGGTGTTGCATTGACCAGCGAACCTGCTATCCGATCAGCCCGCGTCGAATCAGTCGCGGCAACAACTGCTGACGAAAACGAAGTTTCAGATTCGACAATCGAACCTGAAGTCACACCAACAACAGAAGGAGACGAAGTGGACAACACCGTCACAAACGCGGAAACCGTCGAGACGGTAGAAGCCGCAAAGTCAGTGACTGCACAGTCAAACACCGTGGGTGGTTGGAAATCAACACCTCGCATTGAAATCACGGCTGCCAAGTACTTAGAAAACAAGGTTCTTGCTGCAACAGGTGATGAGACAGCACGTCAGTACGTTCTAGCAGCAGACAACACAACAGACAACGCTGGACTTGTTCCAACTCGTCAGTTGACTGAAGTTATCAACGGACTATCAACAACAATTCGTCCAAGCATTGACGCGATTTCTCGCGGTGCATTGCCTGACGCTGGAATGACATTTGAAATTCCAAAAATTACTGCTGCGCCAACAGTTGCAATTGCAGCTGAGGACGCAATTTTTTCTAACACAGATCAGAATTCAGCGTTCCTTTCAGTGGACGTTAAGAAATTCGCTGGGCAACAAAAATTTAGTGTTGAGTTGCTGACTAGAACTTCGCCCCTCTTTTATGACGAGTTACTTCGTAACATGGTTGCAGCCATGGCTAAGGCGCAGAACTCATACGTCAACGCACAGTTAATCGCTGGCGCAACAGTTGACGCAACAACAGTTGCAACATACCCAACCGCTGCTGAACTGCTTGGAATTATTGGTCGCGGTGCAGCAAGCGTTTATGGCGCAACTGCTGGACTTGCAAATCCATTTGCACGCAACATGATTGCGTCAACTGGTCAATGGTCAAACCTAATGACTTTGAATGACTCTGGACGTCCAATTTATTCACAGGTTTCAAATCCTATGAATCAACCTGGTGTTTCAGTGCCAACAAGTTTGACTGGAAACGTTGCGGGCTTGAACCTGTACGTTGACCCAACAAACGCAGGCGACGGGGACGGTACATTGCTAATCGTTAACCCTGACGCATACACATGGTACGAAGGAACTTCATACCAACTACGCGCTGAGTCAACTGCTGACGGTTCAATCACCGTGGGCGTGTATTCATTTGGTGCAGTGGCAACAAAGATCGCAGCGGGTGCGTTCCAAAACAACAAGGCTTAATCGCCATAACTAATCATGCGGCGGGTTCTCCCGATCTCGCCGCAGTCGATCGAAAGGAACGGACATGCCAGCCATTGTTACAGCGAGTCAATTGCGTACGGTGCTTGGCGTGTCCGTTTCCTTATATTCTGACGCTTATCTTGACGAGATTATCAACACCAGTGAAGCGGTTATTTTGCCAATGCTGGTTTCAAATTCTTCAGCAATTAACGCTTACAAATTAGATTCAAACGTCGCTTATTTTTACGTTCAACGCCCACATCATTTTGTGGCAGGTCAGTCAATTATTGTGACTGGATTACCAGCACCTTTTACTGCGACTCACACAGTTGTCAAAGTTGAGGAATACTATTTCACCGCTGCATTGACTTCAACGAATGTTACATTGCGCGAGATCATTCCAACAGGTACAGCAACACTTTCAGGCTATTCCGCAGCTGATCTTTACGCGACTAGCGCGCCCATTGAATCTGCCGTCCTTGCAGTTAGCGTCGAAGTGTTTCAATCACGGGTTGCAGCGGGCGGACAGATCGAAGGCGTGGATTTTGCTTCAACGCCTTACCGTATGGGTCGCAGCCTGACCAACCGTGTGTCAACTTTGCTTATGCCATTCCTAGACGTTGAAACGGTTGTGCAGTAATGCCAGCCAATTCCGTTGCCGATACTCGCGCAGCCCTAGCAACCGCGTTTTCATCACTAGCGGCAACCTGCTATTCGAGCGTGCCTGAATCACCAATTCCACCAGCGATCGTCATTGTGCCCGATACGCCATACATGGAAGTTGTACTTATTGGCAAGGCTTCAACAAAAGTCAAAATCAATTTTGCAATCACCGCCATTGTTGCTTCAAACAGCAATGCAGGTTCACTGGACAATCTGGAAAAACTCATCATAGGAATTCTTGCGGCAATGCCCGCAGGATACGTTGTAGGCGTAGTTGAAAAGCCGACAGTGTTGGAAGTAGGACAATCGCCAATGCTGGTTGCTGACATAAACGTTTCAACGTACTACACCCAAACAACATAAAAGGAGATAACGTGCCAACAACGATCATCACGGGTCGCGATTTAGTGTTGACGATCGCGACCGTTAACTACGACGCGCAAGCGACCAGCGCAGTACTTGCGAACTCACCAACAGTTGAGACTTACCAAACACTAGACGGCAAGGCTTACAAGCACATTGACGATCAGTGGGCTTTTGACGTTTCAATGCTTGCAGACTGGGGCGCAGCGTCATCATTGTGTGAAGCCCTATGGACTGCGTGCGAAACAGCACCAAACACAACATTGGCTTGTTCACTAACTGCCGCAACAGGCGCAGTATTTGCGTTCAACGTCATGCCAGTATTCCCAGCCGTCGGCGGTGCAGCACCAGACGCACAGACAGTTGATCTATCATTTGTCGTGGTGGGAACACCTTCAGAGACTTTCTAGTCACTAACAATCGGGAGACAAAATGAAACTACCAATAACAATTGAATATAACGACGGTACGCAGGCAACCTTTACAGCTGCGCCACCTGAATGGGTTCGCTGGGAGAAATCCACAGGAAACACAAT